ATCCCAGATGCTGTACGTCGAAGCCGAGATGTTGTGGAGGTTGGCGTAGCTTCCACCACGATTCGTGATGTTCACCAGACCGTTCATCGCCACGTTAAACGACGTGTCGCTCGCCGTCGCCTTCACGATCTTGTCCGTCGCGGCCATGCCAGAGATGGCCGTGCCCAGCGTCAACGTCGCGTTGTCGCCGCTGTTGGTGATCGCCGTGATCGCCGAACGACCAAGCACCGCGTCAGACACCGACGTGTCTAGCACCGCGATAAAGTCGCCCACCGAGAGGAGGAGGGAACCCTGCCCAGCGCCAGCCAAACCGTACGGGGACGACACGATGATCGACGTAGAACTCGACGCCGTGCCGATTAGCGCCACAATGCCGTCAGGCTTGTTGTGCAGCGCCTGCTGCATGAGGAGCTTAGAGGCGTCCTTGATTTCTTCCATCGTCTTGGTGGCGATGGTCGTAAAGGCCGCGTCCTTGCTCTGCGTGCCAACAAACGCCAGACCGTCGATCTGACGGGTGGTGTAGGCACGAACGACGCCGACGTTGCCCTGCACTTCGGTTGCGGTCGTGTCAGGCGGGAAATATCCAC